GGGCTGCCGCAGCGTCACCCGGAGAGGATAGATGGTAACTGTATTTTCACAGTCTTGCTGGGTGCAGCCAGCAATCTTAACTGCACCCATAGAATACAAGACTATGTTCTAACTTTGACACGGACACACTCAAATCCAACATGAGTTGCGTCAAAGAAAGGAGCAAGGAGGGTTACATCCTCACCATCTGTGCGTAAACAATAGTTAGCAAAATAATCACCCCAGGATTCAGGAAAATCAATTATATTGCTTATATCTAGCTCTTTCAACTCCGTGAGACTATCTAAATAATCCTCGACACGTCGCTGTTGTTCGATGGTGATGCCGTACATGTCCTCAACCAGTTGCCTAGTTGCGATACCGACAGGATGAAGTGTTTCCCAAGACCTAATCTCTTCAGAAGAAATTTTACTTGCCTCTAGCAGTTTCTCGCGTTCATATGACCCCATATTACGATTCTCTTTCAAGAATCCACGTACGTCATACGATTTAGTCATTCTCAAACCGTACATCGCGAGTTTTTGGATAATTGGTGTTCCAGGGTATTGATGCAAATTTGAAAGGCTCTTGCATCTTAGGAGTAACATTAACTTACTTCGCCGGCTCCTATTATAGGCACTACTTGCCCACCCAAATTTCACTAGGACTTTCCGAGGATCTGTGACCGTAACACAATCATCGGGATGATAGATTATTCCGCAGAACGAGGCCCTCTCTTTCATTGCATGTTCAACCAATTTTATTTTGAACCCAAGAGAGGCAAAGTCGGCAGGGGTTGGATACCGACCAGAAGATGTGACTCCAAGGCCATCATCACCTTCTACTACCATTTTTAACTCGCCCATTCCTAGTATCTCGACTAAGAATGACATGACCATCAAGTTAGCAAAACCATTTGATAAGGAAGTATTCATCTCACCACTCATTCTACGCGCGTTGATAACATAAGTAAAGAACTTGAAGACACACTTATTGTCATCCATTAAACTGCGGTACATTTGTTTCACTAGTGGATCTGTGATTTTGCTAGTCATATAGTCGAAGAAAATTTGATCTAATGCCATCATTAACTCTTTTGTAAAGCTTGACTCAAAGGATGTGTAGTCAGTAGCAAAGAATTTCTTTCCGGCAATGTTGAGCATTTCCTCGATATATTTCGGTCTGTCTGCAACAGGTACATGCTTAATGAATTCGGGTTGTTTGTACAGCTCCTCCTCAAGTTGGCTGCACAGCGGACCGAATAACACTTTGAACATATCATCACGCGAGTATATCCCTCTACCGTGTTTATATTCAGCATACGTTTCATCTTTCATGAACGCCTTGACTCTACGCATTTTATCAGTCAAAGTACCCCGCACCATGTTATCGTATATTTCTTTGAGCTCCGCTTTCCGAGACTCTGGATATTGTTTATGCTCAATCCAAGTCTCAAATGACAGATCAATGTCAGGCGAAAGTGGTTGCATCCGCTTTTTCAGCCACCTCTTCACAAATGTCTTCAACTGCTTCAGCATAGCTTTATTAGGTTCAGGTAGCTTAGCTGACATACGTTTTAAAACACCATCTAACATAGTACGTGGACATTTGTTATCCGGGTGAGGTTGCGCTGCTCCAAGGACTACAGGGCCCAATGAAACCATCATAGGAGATCTCTCTCTAAAGCAAGCTTTAGAGTAGTCTTTGTGGAAAGTTATGGCACATTTTGTTGGCTCTTCAAGAATAGGAGTTTTCTTGTCAGTAGATCTGTAGCCATATGCTCTCCATCTCAGGTTCAGTTGGGGACTGGAAAATTTACAGGCATCAACCGAAATCTTTCTGCAGCAGTTATGAATTCGGCTAATTTCGCAGTATGTTGTACAATGAATCGACCATCCAGACTATTGTATCGATTGACATTGACAGTGTGTAAGTTTCTTAATGCTTGATTAATTCTAACCACTGTGTCCGAGTGCGTTGAATTAAGAGCAAAGCAAGGCTGGGAAAGAACTTGGGACAGCAACTCCAGCGAAACATACAGTGAAACAGCGTGTAGTCCATCGCTAAATCTAACTTCCGCTAGGGCAGGATCGTTATGTTTCACTTCAGATAATGATGATAAATCGGCACGACCATCTCCTTCAGGTTGTTTGTCGAGCAATCCCACGACACGCATAGTCCGTGTTCGTCTACCCCAATATACAGTATAGAAAAAGTATGCGGCACATAACATTGAGAGTGCGACCATCATCAACACTCGAATAAGATTCGACACTACATTTCTGAGTAAATTTTGACAATCTACTGCATCATGTCGATCTTCTTTAATATATGCCCTACAATCTATTTCAATTGTGTAGTGAATTAATTCAGAGATCATAACAGCCAGGAATATGGCCAGCAAGACACTTCCAATTAGGTACGCAAATTGGCGTGGTTTGAGCTCATCTCGGATCCTCCACACTCGGTTTTGATAGATTTCCCATTCAGGTGCAATGGAAGCTTTAACGAGTAGTTCTTGCTTATGTTTTTCTTCGAGCTCTTTGAGTTTATTATTGTGATCAGTTTGCGCATCGAGTAACTCTTTCTCTTTTTCTGCCAACGCATCCCAGGCACCTCGTTCGGATAATTCGAGATTACCTAATGCTGCCAAAATCGTATCTTTATCCTTGGATGATTTCGCTGACAGGTATGCTTTGTTGTTGAATCTCAGTTGTTCTGGTTTTGCTACCTCTGACCATTTCTTGTTACCCTTAGGGGGGCCGTCTCCTTTAGAATTTCCTGATCCTAACATACCAATGTCCGATTTGTATTGGTTGTTGAACAAAATTTGTTCTTTTGCCTCAGGTTTGGAGAAGCGCGTAAGGGCGGCAAGGAAGACATTTGTTGATGCCCTCTCTCGACGGTCTAGATAAGCCAAAGCCTCTAGGAGATCGTCTGGGATCTCTGATTCAGCAACTTTTCGTTTCTTCTCCACTCGTCCTGCAGTGGAGGCATCGGTATTAGACCTTCCTACTCCCTCTTTCGCATTCCTGCTGATCGCAGAGCTATCTGAGCTTTCGGGGGCGGCTTCAAGTGACCCGGTTGTCACCTGCTCTTTTACCCGTTTTGAAGGGTGGGCTCCCGTAACCTCTCGGTCCATATTTTCAAC